CCATGAGAGCGAATTTGTTAGCAGAGACGGCCCTCATCCTGAGATGGTTCCTCTGAATCGCTGGGGCTTTGATCCTAATTGCCCGAACTTAGGAAACATGAAGTTCTTCTATCACATTGATACTTTAGACTTCTGGGATGTTAAGAATCTCCCTGGCAAGAGTCCTTACTACAAGCAAGTAGATATAGACAAGCTCCTTCTAGCCCCTGACGCTACTCAGGAAGATGAAATGGAGCAAGCGTTTACCGAAGAGAAGAAGATCGACTCAGGTGGCGTAGGTGATGGTGCAGCTAGATGGTATATTCATCGCTGTATCTTTACTTATCGTAAAGATGGCAAGAACTACTGGTTCTTTGCAAACTATCACAAGCGCAGTGAGAAAGTCTTCTTCATTGTCTATAACAACTACCCCAAGAACATGCGACCTTATGAAGATGTCAAGCTCGCATATGATGAGGAGAGCTACCTTGGAACAGGATTTGCAGAACTTCTCCATGTTTATCAGAAAGAGCTATCCAATAACATTAACTGGCGAACAAATAACCGCAATTATGCAATGCTTGGAGCTTGGCGCGTTAGTCCCGAATCTAAACTCAGTAGCATCCTCGACGTATTCCCTGGCGTTGCGATACCAGCTAGGCAGGGAGAACTTGAATGGGTTAAAACTGCAACTGACGTTGGATATAACAACGCGCCCGACGAGTTCATTCAAGCCTGTGCTAAGGAGCGAGCTGGTATCGATCCCGCAATGGGTGGAACTGGTGGAGGGATAGTAAATCCCAAGCGTGGGATTTACTCTGCCGCAGGAACTAGCATGGTTCTTACGCAGCAGAATAATAGAAATTCTCTGCGAACCTCGGATATGCGCAGCGCCCACGTCAAGATAGGCCAGAAGATAGGCAACATGTACGCGGTCTTCGGAATAGGAGATCGCTTACGTCGCTATGGATCTAATGCTGAGATGTTGAAGAAAGCATTAGATGCTGTAGCCTCTGGTTCTCTGGGCCTTCGGCTGCGCCCTACTAGTGCAGCTCTGAACAAAGAGCTTGAGCGCCAGAACGATATTCTCCTCTCTGACAAACTCCAAGCTTACTACCAGCGCCAAGCTCAAGTCATAGAAGCAATAATGAATCCTCAGTGCCCTCCCCCTATGAAGGATTATTTTGTTCAGACTCTCATCGCCAGTAGAGTCTTGATGCAAGCTCTCATTCGCAACTTTAATAAGAGCAACGTAGATGCTTACTTGCCACAGGTAAAGCAGTTACTAGCAATGGCAGCACAGCCTCAAGGCGGAGCCGGAGCGCCGAATGGTGCTGGAGGAGGAATGCAAGGTGGAAATCAACAAGTTGGCGGATTTGGTGCCTTACCGGGAGCATCTCAAGACTTTATGGGAGGAGGAGCGCTTCCAGCCGGTGGTGGCCTTCCTATCTAGTCTGATTAGGGAGCAGAACGATATTCTCGTAATCAAAGCCTCAGTTGCTAGCAACGAGCCTACTAAGACCTTAACTGAGTTAGCAATTTGTGCATCTATAGTCAGAACTCTGAAGGTCATAGCTCGACTCCCAGAAGCTATCAAAGAAGTAGAAGATCAGCTCGAAGAGGTCAAGAAACAGAAAGAGCGAATAATGCGAAGTACTGAAAGTGGAGGAATCTAGAAATGAAGCTACCTTGGCAAAGAAAGCAGGGAGCAGATGGCGAAACAGAGCAACTCGAAGTCAATCTCCCAAAAGAAACAGAAGAGAAGATCAATGCTGCTATATCCGCAAACACGGAAAACTCTAGTCGCTATAGCGAGCTTAAACAATCTCTCGATTCGATCAATGCTCGTTTTTTACGAGAAGATCAGGAACGTGAGAGGCACGAGGCGGCTGAGCGTAGCCGTAGACAGCAGGAAGAGAATGGTCAGGGCGAAGAGGAAATCACTAACCTTATGCTCACGGACCCAGTAGCGGCGACAAAACGCTTAATCAAACAAACTACTGACATCCAGGGTCAAGCTCTGCTTACGATGCGAGCGGATGCACTTCGTAGAGAGATTTTCGATGATCAAGAGAAATTCCCCTTCTATTCTGGAGAAATCAAAGGTGAGATAGACAAGCTTCTAGAAGGCCAAACTCTTCAGCATAGGAATGACAGAGGAGTCATCGAAAACGCTTACTACGCTACTCTTGGTCGTCATCAGCGCGAGATAGAAGATGGAAAACTGAAGAGCCGCTTCGCCGCTGCTGAAAGCACCAGGGGCACAGCTACTGGGAACATGAAAGGTTCTGAAGAATCCGCTGTTAAGCCTCTTGATGATGATGGTAAGAAAGCTGCTCGTCTTCTGGGCTTCAAAGATGATGACTATGCAAAAATGCTGCATGAAGAGGGAGTAGGTTATGTCTAATGAAGCTGAAAAGATCAAAGAAGCTGCTCAGGCTTCAGCCTCTGCTCCTACTAAGATTCTTGGAGGCTCTGCTCAAGACATGGTTCAGCCTTCCTTGCCTCCAGAGGCTGCTGAGAGAGTAAAGCTAGCCTCAGCTACTGATGACCAGCTTGAGGAGCAGATCAAGAAGATCTTAGCAGCTCAAAAAGCAGCCGAAGCAAAGGCTCAGGCGAAGCCTACGAAGCCTGCTGAGCCTGACTGGGCCAATCTCTCTGAACTCGAAGCTACTGACATTCGCCGCAATCTCAACATCCCAGTAATTACTCACGAAGTTCCTGCTTACCTAGACATCAAACTCGCTGACAACGAATACATAGCTGTCTGGGCGAACAGGGACCAGCGCAGAATCGGAGAACTTGAGGCTCAAGGCTATGAATTTCTCCGAAAGGAGCATATCTCTAGTGCTTTTAAGCTCCCTCTGAAGTTCAACAGTGAAGGTCTTTACATCTACGCAGACGTAGTAGCAATGCGCGTTCACAAGCGCATTATCTTTGGAAAGCGTAGAAGAACTCAAGAAATGTCCGTAAATCAGCTAAAAGGAGCACAGCAGATTGCAAAAAATAAGATCCAAAGCACTGTGATTGAGAAAGACTCTGATCTAGAGCAAGCCTTTGGTAAAGGCTCTCTCAACTTCTACGATGTTAACATCTAAGACCGAAGGGAGGCGCGAAGCGCTATGGCTGGTCCTAACCTCACAATCCACTTGCCAATTATCCAAGTGCAAAACAAAGCAAACACAACTCCATTTACCAAAGCAATGGTCGAAGCTGCCGGACAGACGTTTACTAACGGAACTCCTGTCATGCAGAATGCCTCTGGTTATGCTCAGGCATGGGATGCTAACGCTGCCGCTGCCACTCTTCTTGGCATTAGCGAGAGCTTTGGCCTTAACCTAGCAACTCCGGGCTTCGGAGCACCTGTTTATCCTTGGGGCCAAGTTACAGGTACTATTTCAACCCAGACCTATGGCTCTGTTCCAAATCAACCTAATGCTGCAAACGTAGCTCTTGGAGCCCCAGTCTCTGATGGCCGGACCCTCTACGTCGAAGCTAACCCTGACAATATCTTTGAGGGAATGTTTGACAACAACAATGGCACTGTTGCATCTGATTGGACACCGACAATAGCAGATGTCGGTAAAACCTATGGCCTAACGAAAGACTCTGCTGGCCCTTACTGGTACGTCGACAAGAGCAAAGTCGGTGCTAATGCTGCTGTCAGAATTGTTGGTATTGACACTGTTGACGGCTATACTCTCAATGCAAGAGTATTCTTCACCTTCCTCCCGGCAGTGATACTGCCTAACTAAGTCGCTTGGAGCAGAGCGTTAGCGAAGGAGATTCTAGATGCCTCAAGTCAGACCCAAATTCCCTCAGCTCATGCAGCCAGGGCTTCGTAAGATTTACTTTGACGCTCTGGATTTTGCGCTGAAAAGCTCTACATTTCCTGCTGTCTTCCACGAGGAAAACTCGACACGGGAATATGAGCAAGAGCTTGAAATGGCTGGTGTCTCTGCTCTGCAAGAGAAGCCAGAAGACGCATCCACTGCTTACACCGAGATGAAGCAGGGCGGATCGAAACGCTTTTACCCAATTACTTACTCTCTTGGCCTCCGCACCTCGAAAGAGCTTTGGGATGATGACCAGTACGGTCTAGTAAAGAAAGGCCCGACGCTTCTCTCTCGCAGCGCTGCTTTCACTCAAGAGATGGTAGCTTGGAACGTCTTCAACCAGGGCTTTACGAGCGCTGTTACTGTCTTCGACGGTAATCCTCTCTTCTACAATCAACATGCCTTGCTTGGCGGAGCAGGTGCAACTAACCTAGCTCCTGGCGCAGCGGGAGTTATCTCTCTAGCAGGTACTTGGCCCAATCGTCCCACTACAGACATTGATTTTAGCATCGCTGGTCTACAGCTCGCTACAAATCATGCTGCTAGGATGGTTGATAACATGGGATTCCCTATCCGTTTGCGATGGGAGAATCTCGTCACGCCTTCAGAGCTTCGATTCCTAGTTAGAGAGATCCTTGGCTCTACTGGCAAGCCATATACCTCTGACAATACGATTAACTCTCTGATCCCCGAGGACTACAAAAACGTCGAAGTCCCGTGGCTCAATTCTCCTAGCTCGTGGTTCCTCGTAGCAGCAAAAGCTGACCACTCTCTAAAATTCATCCACAGAGAAAAACCCTCTACTGACTTTGATGATGACTTTGACACGGATGCTATCAAGCAGAAGACTCGCTGTCGGATGACTTCTGGAGCAGCACGTTGGCAAGGTTGTTGGGGCACTCAGGGACCTTGAGGGTCGTCATCCATGCCAGTCTAGAGGGGGTAAGGGATGGCAGGGTACACATGGAAAAAAGGCTTGACAGGCACCTTAAAAGGCAGTATCCTTGCCTCAGAGGTGAACGTCAATGTCGGATTCTCGTAGTAAAACCTGTCCTGCTTGTAAGCAGGATAAGACATATGATGCCTTTCAACTGAATCCTGATGGCTCGATTAGAAAGCATATCTGCAAAGCGTGCTATGCTAAGAAATATCGAGTATCAGTGAAATTTGAAGCGATTATTGCACTTGGTAGTATGTGTGCTTGTTGCGGTGAGGAGCATCCCGCGTTTCTATCTCTGGATCATATTAACAATGATGGTGCAGAGCATAGAGCGCAGTACTCTTCCTCGAACAATTCTCTGATCTACGCAGATGCTAGGCGAGAAGGGTGGCCGACAGATAGGTATCAGTTGCTCTGCTATAACTGTCAATCGGCAAAGAATTATCAAGGAGTTTGTCCGCATAGGGTTGGAGAAACTGCTAAAGAAGCTCTTGACGAGATGAGAGCAATAACCACCTTCAAGACCGGCAAACAGTACCAGAACATGAATCTAGAGCCGCTGAAGTTAGGGCCGCTCTCGCAAAAGGGTATAAGGAGGCCGAGTGATCCCACAGGTCAAGTTGCCGCCTTACTTCAACAGCTCTCTCCAGAAGATCTCACAGCTCTTCTGGCGAGATACTCGAAATCTTAGAAGAATCTGCATCTCGTCTCGCGGGATGCGGATAAAGAGAGTGGGGCAGCGCCTGCTCCCTGCCCTGCTCTCTAGAGGGAGTCTCTAGATGGACACTAGTGGCCTGAAGCACACTTTTTGGACTGGTCCTTGGCACTACTGCTCAATCTGCGATAGGAAGACTAAGATCGCAGTAATGCGATGGCAGCGAGGGCTGCTTAAGTGCACAAGATGCTATGAAGACTGGCCGCTTTTGGGTCAGCGAGAAATTGGCATTGCAGAAGTCTTAGGCGACGGAAAAGAGGAGCTGGCTCCCGTCGAGAAGCTACGTAATCCCTCAGCTTATGAAGAAGCTGAGGACTTTATTCTCTAGAGG